GTTTCCGGTAAACATACCGTCCAGACTGTTTACCCACCCCCCGGTGCACAATTTCCGGTTACAAAGTGGATAACTCGGCCTTTTTGCTCACTTTCTGCTCAATTCTGTGGATAACTCGTCAGGTCTGCGACTTCACAGACCATCTGGACGGTTTAGATGCGGTCTCCCTGTGGATAACTATACGGGGACACACCCCATTACCGTCCTGCCCTATCCATCGCCTCGCGTCTGGTCTTCGCCTGAGCGCATGTGATGCACCGTGGACGCAGGTTGCTGTCCTCGTTGCTGCCGCCTTGCTCGAGCGGCGTGTCGTGGTCCATCTGATCGCGGCTGGCTACCCAGACGCAACCGCAGTCGACACAGCGATAGCCATGTGCCAGGGCGACACGCTCACGCGTGGTCATCCACTTGCTGCCACGTATGCGTGGTGTCGTGCCTGCCTTGGCCTCGAGCATCTGCACTCGATGCGTGCTGGCTGCCTTGAGGCGTGGCTTGAGTGTGGCTAGTGGTGCCATGTCAGCATGGTGTCGGATTGCGCATCGGCGGCGTCTGGCCGTCAGGCTTAGCCGAGACTGAACCCAATGTCTGCATGTCTTGGACCGTGGCATCAGCCCACCATACGCGTGGGACTGGGCCTGGCATCCAAGTTTCCTTGGGTATCTCGTGCTCAACCTGCAAGACGAGTTTCCGACGAAAGCCAATGCGGTAGCGGATATTTCCAGTCAGCATAATTATGTGCCCTGCCGAGATTACGATGCGGGGCCACAACGAGGAGATACGATCTCCGCTACGGCATGGCTTAAGATGGTTTCCGGCATGGTTCAGGGATTAGCCCGCCACCCAACAGCGCCCCGGAAAATAACACTGGAAATGGACTTAGCGCCGATTGGCAAATGCACCATTCAACCGCCTTGCTAAGCGATATGCCACGGTCGCGGGCAATACCTTCCAAAATGGATTTTTCTTGAGGACGAAGCCGGATACTGAACTGCCGCATCTTTTCTTCTACCGACTTTCGCGGCCTGCCCAGCGGTCTCTTAGGTTTGCCGCACTGAACTGCTTGATCCATGGCGAATCTCCAATGAAAAAGCCCCGAACACGTTTCCATGTCGGGGCTCGCGGCCTAAGTCTAGACTTACGGGATTTAGGTTGTGAAAATGCGCCGACCGGACTCGAACCGGCAACCGTTCGTATACGCTTTCTAAGCGCACGTTTAGCTCTACCAATTGACGCTACGTCGCATTCCCACACGGCTGCGACCGATGGCCCTAATGGACCTGACCGCCTATTCGATACCTCGCGACAGGTTGGCGGATCACCGCATTTCGCGTAACGGCTCGATCGCATGCGTCTGGAAACGCAGAAACGCGGCTATTTACGAATTCCCTCCAGATTCAGCAATTCTCTCTAGATCTTGAATCTTGAACGTCGTATATGGGGCAGTTACGCCTTCTGGAACACAAAGGGCGTTATCTTGACCATCAACGTACTTCACGACCAACTTTTCTCCGGTCTGGCGGCACAGTACGACCTCGCCTTTTACAAACATCGTCGATCCAATAACAGAAAAGCCCGCTCGGCTTTCGCGGGCGGGCTAATTTTGGAGGCAACTTCCCTGCCTCATTCGGTATGCTATAGAACACGTTAAGCATTTGCAACAAGTTTCTGCGCTGATTTTATGATGCCGCGTTTCCGCAACAATGGCAACAAGTCCTCTTTAGCCTGCTGGTAGATCGCGTGCGACTCAGCGGCGGTCATGCGTGGATTTCTGAATACGTCGGCACCAGCGGCTTTGTTTGCCGTATGCACGCCTATCGCAGCCTTCTGGCTGACCGGCAATATATCGAAGCACAGATTTACCTGCTCCGCATTGAAGCGATCGATCTTGGCGTCGGTCTCTTCGCCGTCGTCATACGTCTCGTTCGACTCCATATGGGAAAATCCGGGAGCCACACGACTAGCGCCCAGGAATTCCCTGTGTGACTGGCACCAGTGATACCACGTCATCAACAGTTCTTCGACTTCCAGGCTTTCATCGCGGGTCATGGCAGGTTCCTTAAAAAGATTGTTTAACCGTTGTGCTGCTCGTTCTTGGCGCTGGTTACGCGCCTCGATCCGCTCATAAACGAGCGCCGGATCCTTCCATCTCCACGATTCATAAGACGAAGTCATACGGAACCGTCATACGACGAGGCGGGTAAGCCCTATTCTCGTTGTCAGACTCGTTAGCTTTCTCGAACGAATCATGAAACGAAAAAAACAGAGGGTTTGCAAAACTTCCGGTACCGTCGTTGAAATAATTGACCCATACCGTCTTCGTTTTCGGTTTATGAACCAAAAGATCAAAGGCAAGTTCATAACTAGGAAGCACCTTTTTTTCATCGACGCTGACAGCGTAAATAGCGGTTATCAGCGCGTAGAGTCCTTCAAACTGTTCTTTTGTCATGATTCCGTAATCCCTTCCCATTGGCGGGTCCAGGTCATATCACGGCCACCTGCGGGGTCGATTGATCGACAGCCAGATACTTCAGAATCGCCTGGCTGGCCTCATCGAACCCGCGACACACGTGAACTGCATAGCCCTCAGCGCGAAGCACCGCGTGCCAATCGGATTGCTCTGACGAAACGGTTCCACCAACCAGGGGTTTCATCTCGATCCAGAGGCCGTGGTGGCCGTTTCTTGGCGCAGGTAGGCATAGGTCGGGTATTCCGCGGCGAACGCCCTGTAGCTTCATCATGGCGCCTTCCCGCTTAGATCTGTGTCCACCATTCGGGATGTGAAAGAGCATGGACAGCGCCGGTACGGTTGCGCTGTTCCTCTTTGCCCATTGGATGAGCCGTACCTGTTCGGTGGCTTCGGGGTCGAGCCCAACCGGAATTGCTGGAATCGTTAGAGCGAGCATTTATGCGCCTCTACCCCGGGGACAACTTTGTCGGCGCTTGTCGGCGTTGTAACCGTCCAGAAACAATGGGTGGGGACAAATGCCGACAAATGCCGACACGTCTGTCGGCACCGTAGAGGCCCGAATCTAAAGGCTCTTAGAGAAGTTGGGTACATATACACACCATATATATATATTTATGTATAGAGAGAGACACAAAAGGGAAATACATACCCCTGTCGGCTTGTCGGCAAATTGCCGCAAAGCGGCATGGATGCTGGCTCTACCCTGGGGACAGCGTTGTCGGCATTTGTCGGCGTTATCTCTCATCAGGCGGTATTTCCTGGGGGGAGACACTTGAATTGTCGGCACCGTGGTCGACGGCGACCCAAACCTGCCTTTTTCGACCGTTCTCTTGGTTGATGCTGACCAGTGCGATGTCACCGACATACGCCAGCGATGCCAGAACGTTCTCTTGCCCACGCTTATCGATCTGGTCGAACTTGCGGCTCGATTTGGACAAGTCGCGCACGGTCAGGCCACGTTCTCCTGATTTAAGGATCAATGCCATGACCTGCTTTTTGACCGCCTCGAACTCGCTATCGGCGACGCTGGTCTTGAGTCGTTCGGCGGTCTTTTTGGCGTAGTGGCCGGCGTACTCAATCGACCAGGTGGCGTGGTGCCCTTCAATGGCCCTGGCACCGCAGCCAATCGCTACGATCAAGGCAAGGCGCATCGCTATCTCTCTGGTCCGGCCGAACATCTCGGCCAACCCGCACTCTTCGTAGGCATCCATCTGGGCGATGCAATCACGTTCAAACGCGTCGAACGCCTTCTGCGCGGCCTGGGATATTCCAATGATCTTCGGGGTCGTCTGCAGGGTCGCGTTGGTGTCCGGGTTGATCAACATGCCAGAGCTATCTCGAACGGCTGCGACCCATTCGATAACCGATGGCGGGAACGAAACCGTATGCGCCTGGCGAGATGTCTGCCGGCCGATGTCCGACTCAACAATCAGGAACCGATTAAGAAAGCCGTCGCGAGCGGCTGCCGATCCGATGCTCTCAAAGAAGCTTTCGGGTGTCGTCATTGCCAAAAGATTGAGCGACGGATTGCGAACGATGCGTTCCTTGAGCTTGGCCGTGTCGCTTTCGGTCATACCGAATGTCGAATAGCCTTGCGGACGAACCGTGCCATGGCAACGACCCCAGACTTCCATCAGTGCCTTGAGCATCGATTGCGCCCGGCCATTGCCCTTCATACTGGCTTTTTCGAGTTCCTTGCCAAACTCATCGATGACAGTCAGGTGCGCAGGCTGAGACAGTAGCGCAGAGACGACCGCAGAATCCGACGTATAGCTGCTCGGTCCGATCAAGTGGCCCAGATCGCATTGCTCGAGTGCGTCTTCGATTGCGTGCTTGGCATGCTCTTTTCCGCTGGACGACTTACCAATGTTCAACAAATACAACACGGGCCAATTGCGATTAGCCGACACATAGCGTCTACCAAGCACGGTCGCCATGAACGCGATCGCTGCCTGCAGCGCAAACTGGGGTTGCGGTTTGATCGACGTAGCATCGATCCATCGGGCGACATCGCCCAGGATGCCGGGCGGATTCAGGAGATTGGCCGGCGCCGTGATTTCGACCGGTCGAGCGATCTCGATGGTGTCTAGCGCGATGGGAGTGGGTAGATCTACAACGTGAACCGGATTGATCCAAGTCGGATCGGCGTCCTTGGCCATCTTGAAGATGGTTGCCTTGGTAATGCCGGACAGACCGCGGTTGCGAAATGACCGCCACACGCGGGTGCAGTCGATCGGGTCGTATTTGGTGGATGTCTGGCTCCAGGCATCCCACAGGGCAAACGCTTCACTTCCGGCCTGGGTCGAATGCAACGCCATGCCGACCTGAGTCCAATCGTCACGATCGTCCGATGGAATGACTTGCAAAGCGGACAACAAATCCAGGCGATCGTTATCAAGTAAGGCGAGAACGGCTGAATCGGGCAAGACAATGGTCTGGGAACTATTGGTAAAGCTGCCGCGCAGCCAGTCAGGCAATGGCGACGGAACGATGCCTTCCAATGGGTTGCTCGAGGCCTCCCACTGATACTGGCGCCCGCTTGCGTGATTGGACGGCTCAGCGATGATGTAGCCATTGCGCTTGACGTCTACGCCGGCACCAAGCTTTCCCGGAAGACCGGCCGAGAGATCCGCGGCCATGCTAAATAGTCGATGTTCCCCTCCTCCGCCGGTCAGCTGCACAACATCTGAATTGATCGCACCGTGCTTGGCTTCCAAGTCGTCGATCGTGTCCCAACCGCCATTGCGGGGATCAATATCGATCGCAACCAAACCGGACGGCGCGAGCATGATGGCAACGTTTGCCTGCGGCGCGCTTGCCCACCAGGTGCTGATGCGTGTTTCGTCGGTCGTGGCATCGTCCTGGCCACGCTTGGCGAGCCAACCAATAGGATGTTTTCCGGGATTTTTGCACTCGGCATTAGCGCAGCTGCACTGGCCGGTTTCATCGACCCAGAAGGCCGGAAAGACATGCCATCCTAATTTGGCATAGGCCAGAGCAAATTCGACCGGCGAGCTAAGCGCCTGGCTAAAGGGGATGACGTTGGACGCCATCACTCTGCCATTCCATGAAGTCTTTGGCCCACTTCGGCCACCGCGGTCATGACGCCCTTGCCTGCCTCATCGATCTTGCGCAGTTCGTCTTTGGTCACCGCACCATCGGCGAGCGCGTCGTAGACCTCTTTGCCAAACACGCCATTGGCGACCATGAGGCCAGCAACTTGCTCGAGCACACTCATGTCGCATTCCGTGCTGGAACTCGATGGTGCCTTGACCATCAGGAAGCCGTGCTTGTGTGCCAAGGCCTGCAAGATTCGGTAGTCACTGGTCAGACCCATCACGGCATCGGCCTCGGCCAACGTGGATTTATTTGAGTCGACGTTCGGGTTGGCCTTGTTGCGCAAGATCTGAGCGCTCATCCCGAGCCTGGGAGCCAACGATTCAACACCGCCGGGGTACTCGTGCACCGTCGCGTAGAAGGCATCAAAGATATTCATATTGGCGTCCCGCCATTAAATGATGCAGCGCCGCAAACGGCTAGGTACGATTCGCCATGTCTACTAACCGAGGAAACGACGTGGCGACTAGCCAAACCGAAGAACTGCTGCAACGTGCTAGCGAGATAGCGGGCCGCATACTGAGCGCGCCCAGCGAGTCCGCCGTGATGGAAGTGTTTCGACGATTGGCCTATGAGGCCGACTTGGCGCGGGACCGTGAAGATGTCCGCAGCGCGCTTCACTAGAAGATGAACTTCGAAATGGGAGGCCAGCCCCAACCCGCTATGATTTCGGCTCTCACACGCGACATCACTTGGAATGGGGCTGACCATGGACGAAATACGACTGGGGCAAATAACCGCGCTAGAAATGGCGATCGCATGGACTCTTGCTGCATGTACCACGCGAACGAGGATGACGCCCAGCCTGCAGATAGAGATTTTAAAAAACTTCCTGGAACCGCAAATAGCGGACGCGGCACAGTCGAAAGGCATGGAAGCCACGAAAGTCGAGTCCATGTTGACGGCGTTCAAAAATACGCTCGAATCCATAGCGAAGAATTGTGCCGAATTCGACCCGCTAGTCATGAAGTTGGATCCGTGACAACTGGAGATCAACGCAATTCACATTCTTGCCTTTTTGGACTGTGCGTTACTGCCTCGAAGAAAATAATCTTGCAGTGCCTGAACCGTTTGAACTCTAGGATCTTTAACTTCGCCGTAGCGAATCTTTCGAATCGTGCTTTCGGGCACGCCAGATTCGAGAGCGACCTTCGGAATGTCCGAATGCTTTACCCGTCGAAGGTGGTCAAGTACTCCAGCGAAAAATTGAATTTTTTCCATGATGAGACATTGTCAGCCCATTTATGGGTTTACGTCAACCCACTCATGGGTTATTTTTATTGGCATAGTCCCATATATGGGTAAAACGTTAAAAATTCTGGCGGGTAACCTTAATGCCCTGATTGGGCCTGGTAGGCGCTTTTCGTCGAATGACGTAGCTGCAAGGGCGTCAGGGGTCGGGCGATCAACGATCGATCGGGCGAGAAAGGCCGAAGTCGCGCTACGTTTGGACAATCTCGAACAGTTGGCTTTAGCTGTCAAAGCGGAGCCTTGGCAACTGCTAGTGGAACAATTCAACGTCGAAAATCCACCAATACTTGAGGGAAATAGACACCAAAGAGAACCAATTTGGCACGGATTCAGTGCCGAATCCATTGCCAAGATACCATCTGAGGAGTTACAAGAAGTATTAGTACTTATAAAATCTAAAGTAGAACGTTATTCAGCCGAAAAGCTTCCGTCGCCAATTAACGGTCCCATCCTGACGGATGACGAAAAACAAGAAGCTGAGCGCATGAAGAAATCCATCAGAGTAGACAATGGTAGAAAACGAAAAACAATATCCACCACTGCTAAGCCCAGGAATTCACGAATTACATCTAAGTGATTTGCAGCGAATCGCAGTTGATGAGATCGAACCAAGTGCGCGTAGGGCCGATATCTGGAACGGGTTTCTTGTTCTTTATCAACGTCTGTTGAGATCAGGCCTCGCCGGATTAGACCTTTGGGTGGACGGTTCATTCCTGACCACCAAGCCTCGTCCCAATGATATCGATTGTGTTCTATGGATACCGAAAGAACACATTGACTCCTGTACAGAAGAACAGTACAAATATTTAATGGAACTTCGCGATATCGCGGCAGTTCAGCGCAAATATTGCGTGCACCTGTTTCTTGCGCCAGCCGACGATCTGACAAATATCGACTACTGGCAAAATTGGTTCGGAACTTACCGAGACCAAACAACGCCTAAAGGTTTCGCCTGCGTGGCATTGTGATATGAACCCGAAAGATCCTAGTCAACATTTTTCGAATGAAAGGCACCGGTGGGAAAGTTTGGCGAACGAGCAGCCAACTCTCAAAGGTGCCAGATTCTTCGCGGACGCTTTTAGCGTCTACGAGCTGGAAGCAAAACGCGATAACGTTCTTGCCCGAGCGAAGGAGTTGGAGGAATTGATCGATTTCCGTTTTATCGGGCCGAATACCGCCGATGGAACTATGCCGTTGAAGCAGTTAATAGACATTTTAAGCCCGCTCGAATCCAGTCTGAATGCGGCGGCATTTCATTTGCGTCATGGAAAGGAAGTTGAGCTCCGGCAAGGATCTGATGTCAGAGATGATCTAAACCTCAAACTCGCAGGTGTCGGTTATGGGTCAGCTCGCGTGTTTGTCGTTGGCGACGGTAGGGCTGACCTAACAGGGAAGAACCTATTAAACGAAACATTGCTTGAGACGTTTAAGCTGTTAAACGCAGACGACGGCGATGATTTTTACGATGCACTTGACGGATTGGGTGGTCACGCCGCACGAAAATTAGTGGAAGCTCTGAAGAAAACCGAGGCAGCGGGCTTAGCCGCAGATTTCACTTGGAAACGTGAGGAAGGAAACATCCGATGGGAAGGAAGCCCACAAGAATTAAAACGCGTAATTGCTAAGCTGGAAGGCAATGCGCCCCCGTTAGAGTCCGAGAAGCTATTGAGCGGTCAGGTCGCCACTGTGAGCGACGCCGGGACGATTCATATCCGAGATGGGGAAACCAAAACAAAAATTCGCTTCCCTAACAAGCTGATTCGCGAAGCAAAAAAGCTGCACATTGGCGCAACGGTTAGCCTTAGGGTCTTGAGTTCAACTTTCTTGGACCCAGCAACACGAACCGAATACGACAAATATACGTTGATAGCGATCGAATCTATTTCCTAGATCATCTCAATGAAATAGGCCGCCATAGTTGGCGGCCATTTTTTTCTTTCGAAAACCCATTTGTGGGTTGACACAACCCATTTCCGGGTTTAAAGTTCTTCTCACCAGCCCGAATTTGGGTTGCAGCCCCACAACATAGAACGGCCTAGGTGAAAGCCAGCCAAGTAAAGCGACGGGGCGACCAGGAGGACGCACATGGCCGTGCCGAATAAATCGCCCGTGAAGCCTGACCGCGTGAAGAAGGAATGCTGCCCGAGCTGCAATCGGGTGACCGGATGACCAGGCGAACTGCTCAAACATAGCCTGCGACGCGAGACGATGCCCTGCGATGTGGGGATGCAGAGCCGGCGAGAGATCGCGGCGAGCCACTTCGTGCTGCGAGCCGTGACAAAACGGGAGTAGCGCAGGCGGAGTGGATGTAGACGCCCTGCTCTTGCGGGGCAATTTGTCAGGCCATTCGATGAGTGCTGTCTGACGAATTCAAACGCACTCTATGGGGAAGGGAAATGAAGCGCATCTATTACGTCACTTACCAAACCAAGCAAGTCGGTGGCACACAGTCTTTCCACAACTGGAAAGAAGCCGCTGCACATATCAAGTATTTGCTCCTGCTGGGTCACAACCCTCGCATTAGCGCGGTTGCGTTCGACAAAGTCTAACCCCTCGCCGCCGAGCAGGCACAAGGACTGACATGTTCTCCGCCCTACTCCACAACCTCCGATACACCTGGTGGTTGCCGGTTGCCGCGTTCTTTTTCGTTTGGTGGCTCGGCGCATAGGAATACCAAAATGAACATCACCGGACGGATCATTGCAGCGTTTATGACGCTTATCGCGGTCATCCAATATTGGCGCGACAAACCGGCCGACGCAACATTTCACCTTGTTTTCGCCATCTATTTGGTCCAGGTTTCCACTCTTTAGATCACCACGACGTTAGGGATATACCGCAACGCTGCAGCGACGCGTGAAGCCCTGACCGACGCGCTGACGACTGGTCCACGTCACGGACCGCCTTCACGTAAGAACACTCCCGCGACGGTCGGTTAGCTCGGCCGTACGTTGTGAGGGAGATCCTGCTTATGGAAGCGTTGGAGTGTTCTTTCGCGAGGGTGTCGCAACGCCGGATCTTCGCACCCCGGCCGCCCTCTCAACTAATCCAAGGAAAGACCATGAACAGACTATTTCGTTCTGATTCTTTGTCGAGCATGTTTGCTTTTGGCGATTGCCATACGCGAACCGGTGAGCAGGAACTGAACTGGACAGAGGGTCCGGACGCGGCAGTTATCGCCCGTAAATGCCTCCAATACATCAAGCGTCGCGAAGTCCTTCACGCCCTGGCAAACGATGAATACATCGTCTGCCGTAGCGCAACCGCTGACCTGTCCGGTTATGCCCGATATTTGATCCTCGACACGAATGTTGACGCCCTGGCGGCTGTATTGGCCGACAGGCAGATCGATGGATGGGTCGTTCGCTGCGAACGCATCAAAACGGCGCTGTCATGACCGACTACCGACCGACCTTGGATCAAGCCCAGAGCGATCTCATTAAGGCGATGAACGCGCTTCCGCTTGGTCGTTCGATATAAGAACGACGCCGCCGGTTCGGCGACCCTTGGTTTGTACATCCAGGCGTGCAAGCAGCTAGAAACCGCTGACAACAATTTGGCCCAAGCATTAAGGAGAGTGCGATGTTCAAAGCCGTCAATCGACTAGCTGACTTCCTCGCTCCACGCGATCAATACCAGGGTGGCAACTGGGAGCCCGACACAGTGCGTATCCCCGCGTCGGCGATTGGCATCTGCGCGGCGGTTGGCTTCGCGCTGCTGATGGCGTGGTTCGTGTTTTACGGAGGGCGTTGAAATGGATGAGACGCGAATCCTCCAGTGGCTCGACGTCAAGCGCCAAGAGGACGAGGCTAAAGCCGTGCGCTTGACCATCGAATCCGAGATTGTTGCCGAGTTGGGCGTTAAGGAAGAAGGAAGCCGAACCCATCAAATCGGCGACTACAAAATTACGATAACCGGAAAGCTTTCGTACAAGGCCGACGTGCCCGAGCTGTCCGTCCTATCTCTAAAACTGCCTCCAAACCTTCGCCCGCTAAAGACCATCACGGTTCTTGATGACACGGGTGCGAAGTGGCTGCGCTGCAACGAAAAAGAACTGTGGTCGGTCATCGCCTCGGCCATCGAAGTCAAACCGGCGAAACCCGCCCTCACGATCAAGGAAGCCTAACCATGGCCATCAACCTAAGTACGCTTCGCAAGGTCCAGAACGACCGGCCTCCCATTGTGTGTATCCATGGCGGCCCGGGCATCGGTAAGACCACATTCGCATCGTCGGCGCCGGAGTGCGTATTCATTCGGACTGAGGACGGATTGGGAAATATTGAAGCCACCGCGTTTCCGATCGCGACGTCGTTTGCAGAAGTGATGGAAGCTATTACATCCTTGGCGAGCGAAGATCACGCCTACCGATGGATCGTGCTCGACTCGCTGTCTGCCCTCGAGCCATTGATTTGGCAGGCCGTCGCTTTGGATGAGGGCAAAAAGAACATCGAAGACTGCGGCTACGGAAAAGGCTACATCCTAGCCCTGGACCGCTGGCGCGAACTGCTTGATAGCTTGGCATTTCTTGCCGCCGAGAAAAAGATCGGCAGCATTCTGATTGCTCACTCGGACGTCGTCAAGCACGAGCCTCCAGAAATGTCAGCCTACGATCGCACTCAAATCAAGCTACACAAACGCGCCTTCCAGTTGATCTATGAACGGGCCGATGTGATCGGCTACGCAGCGCCCGAGATCTTCATTAATAAAGAGGGTGACCCGAAATCGCTTAAGGGCACTCGAAACCTTGCGACCACCAGCGGACAGCGTTGGCTACATCTGGTCGAAAAGCCCGCATTTATTGCCAAGAACCGCTACCAGATGCCGGAGAAGATTCCGCTTGACTGGGTCCAGTTCCTGGAAGCACTGATTCCCTCCAAACCCGCACTCCCCGAAACTTCCGCGGCCGTGGCCGCCTGAAAGGAATACTCATGAGTAGCTTGAATTTCGATGCGACCCAAGTCGCCCCGCAGCAATCGTTTTCACCGGTGCCAGCCGGGGTCTACACCGCCCAAGTAATTGACAGTGAACTAAAAGACTTAAAGTCTGGCAAGGGCGAAGGCCTTTCGTTAACCTTCTCCATCCTGGACGGCGAATTTGTTGGCCGTAAGATATTCATCAATCTGAATATCAAGCACGAAAGCGCCCAGGCACAACAAATCGGCCAGTCGCAGCTATCGGCACTTTGTCACGCGACCGGCGTTGTCAAGGTGCAAGATTCCAGCCAGCTCCATTTCAAACCGATCCGCATTCGCGTCAAGGTTCGGACCCAAGAAGGGTATGACCCGCGCAACGAAGTAAGCGGTTTCGAGACAATGACCGGTACGGCGCCCGTTGCCTCTGCGACCGCTCAGGCTCCTGCATCGGGAACCGCCCCTCCGCCCTGGAAGCGCTGATCATGGCGGCCATCGAAGATCCGCGTTACCAGACAGCTCAGCGCATTTATGACTGGTACGAACGCAATGCCGACGATGGCCACCGTGAGCATCTTGGCGGTAGCCTAATCGGCCATGCGTGCCGCCGGCACCTATGGCTGACATTTCGATGGGCGTTCGCAAAGCCTTTTACTGGGCGAATGCTCCGCTTATTCGAAACCGGCCAACGCGAAGAGGCGCGAGTTGTCGCTAACCTTCGCGCCATCGGCTGCGAAGTGCACGATACGCAACCAGACGGGGCGCAGTGGCGAGTATCGACATTTGGCGGCCACTTTAGCGGCTCCTTGGATGGCGCGCTGCGTGGCGTACCCGAAGCTGCTACCGCTTGGCACGTTCTGGAAGCCAAGACCCATAACTTGAAATCATTTACCGCATTGACCAAGGACGGCGTACAGAAATCCAAGCCTATGCACTACGCACAGATGCAGACGTATATGGGGTTTACCGGCATGGATCGGGCACTGTATTTTGCCGTCTGCAAGGACAACGATCAGATCCACACAGAACGCATTCATTTCGACGCAGCTGAGTTTAAACGCTTGGTCGACAAGGCCGAATCGATCATCTTTGCGTCCGAACCGCCTGAGCGGATTTCAAACGATCCGGCTTGGTACGAATGCAAGATGTGCGACCACTATGACCTTTGCCATGGCACAGTCATACCCGACCCAAATTGTCGGACATGTGCGCACAGCACGCCAACAAGGGATGGCGCGTGGAATTGCGAGCGGCACGAACATGACCTAAACACTGTGGGTCAACAAAAGGACGCCTGCCAGGCGCATCGCTATATCCCTATCCTGCTCGAGAGGATAGGTTCAGTTGTCGATGCCGACCCAAAAGACAACTGGATTCGGTATAGCAACAACGTAGACCCGGGCAAGACATTCACAAACGGCTCACCCCCTGCGGGCTTTTCCAGCGTCGAAATCCATGCCGCGGCACAGAGCCCCGGAATTCTGGATGACGCCGATCCTCTTTTAAGCGATTTGCGCTCGTCTTTCGGGGGCCAAATCGTAAAGGCATAGCAATGAAATTCGAGCTTCGCGACTACCAGATCGGATCCACCAACGATCTATTCTCATGGTGGGAAAAACATCCAGGACTGGACCAGATTCCGCTTATGGCGCTGCCGACGGCCTCAGGAAAGTCGGTGATTGTTGCCGAGATCGTTCGCCGCTTGTTTGAACAATGGCCTCAATACCATCCACGCACCCTCGTAATCGTCCCTTCCAAAGAACTTGCCGAGCAGAACGCGGATAAATTAATCCGCGCATTGCCGTTTCACCTATCGGTGGATTATTACAGTGCCAGCGTTGGACGGAAAAATCCAACTGCCGATGTAATCGTCGCGACGATCGGGACGGTAGCCAAGGCCGCTCATCTGCTCGGAAATATATGTTGCGTGCTGGTCGACGAAGCGCACTTGATTAATCCCAATGGCGCAGGCCAGTATCGGTCATTCCTGCTCGACCTTGCCCGTTACTGTCAGTACCGCGTGGCGGGCCTAACCGCTACCCCGTTTCGCGGCAATGGAATTTGGTTGACCGACGGGAAAGACCCCCTGTTCACGGGAATCGCTACCGAGGTCAAGATGACCTACCTAATGGAAAAAGGCTATTTGTCGCCCTTGGTCAGGCCAGTGGATGTTCTTGAGCAAATCTCCACGGAAGGCGTCGACGTTGTCAACGGTGACTACAACATTGGCCAGCTATCAAACGTCGTGAACACCTATCTTGATTCGGCAGCCGAACAAGCATGCCGAATCGCAGTGGATAGAAAAAAGTGGATTGCCTTTTGTCCAACGG